ATTGGAAATTCATGCGTTGTCATTTTATAGTCCCACCCTAGTCACGGAAAATCTGCGTTCGGTGTAATAAGTACCTGTGCTGCTTTGTTGCAATGATGCCGTTACATAATCCCCAGCAACCAATGCCGCAATAATTGTCAATGACCCGCGACCTTGTGGGTCGGACATGACTGTTGTTCCGTTCATGTTTGCGCCATTTTTTTGGATTTGCAAATAGTGATACGAAGAACCTGCGCCACTTAACAAATAACTAATAGTTATGACATAGACGCCGCCAAAACCCGTAGGAATTGTCATGCGATCAGTGTTTGTTGAATTGTTGTGAAATCCGTCTGTGTCTGTTTCTTCGCTTGTGTAGGTAAAGTTTCCAGGTGTTCCACCTGTCCAACTCATGTTCCCGTTTGTGTACGCCGTACATGTTGGCGCAGCTGCTTGACCTGATGAAGCGGTTGCCCATTTTAATCCAGTTGGTTCTGCTGAATCAGCAGTCAAAACCGTTCCATTTGCACCCACACCGATTCGGGCGTCAACTGTTGTGAACGTAAATAAATCACCTTTTGTCGTCAACGGTGTGACATCTGCGGTTGTTGTCCATGTCGGAACGCCACCTGAAACTGCCAAAACCTGACCGTTTGTGCCGATTGGCAAACGCGTGTTGGTGTTTGCAGTGGCTGATGAATAAGCAAGATCACCAAGCGTCGTGCCTGGTTGCAATGCCTTCAAACGTGTGTCAACGCCTTGCAATGCAACGTCAAAATCGGCTGGAAGGTCTGTGACCAGGTCGCTCGACGTTGGAAGAACAAAACCATAATTCGTGGTCGGGTTCGCCATGTGTGTTTCTCCTTTTCTACGCCACTATTGTGGCATTTGCCCAGTCTAAAGTCGGCGACACGCTTGCCCATGTTTCGGTCACGGGAACGTCGTTCCAACGCATTGCCTGCAATGAATACGCCAACGGGGACAATAACAATGTGACACTCAAACGGTTATAGGAAGCCTGGAAAGACCAGCCTTCAACAAAACCTTGAAACGTACCCGACGCCATGTTCAGCGGCAGATTGTTCAGGGCAATTGCTTCACCCATGAAAATGTTGATTAGGTTGTCACGATCGGAATTGTCAATTTCAGGGTTCGTCAGGTCAAATGAAATTTCGCTAAAAATTGGTTGTGGTTGGGCACGCAATGACAAATAAAAATTTGCCTGGGCAGTGGCGTCAGCTGAATCGTGCAAGGTTGTTTCAATAATTTGCCCAAGCGTGCCGTAAAGTGAAATTGAAGCAATGTCGCTGGCACTGACTTCGTGTTGTGAATTTGCCCCGTATTTAATTGTCAGGGCGTTGCGTACATCTCCCACACGCGTTTCAATACGCAAACCCGCTGCACGGGCATGGTTGGCGTCAAGGTCAACATAACCGTTTGCTGAAAGGTAAGTCGTGCGGTGCGTACTGTCTGCGTAACCAATGCGACCCTGGGCGTCTTCGTAAATGTAACCCAGCCCTGAAGTGGCAAGGGCTGAAACCAAACTGTAAGCGTCAATTGCGTCTGCACCGCCCCCGCGTGCTGAAAGGTCATAATTGCCTGGGCGGTCAATTTCGCCCAAACCTGTGTTGCCTGCGTTCGACCATGTCACCGTTGGGTCATAAGTTGCCCAAGTTAGTGCCCCTGGCACTTCAGCCCAAGTTTGAAACAAAACTGATTCAAGCACTTCGTAAATCTGATTTCCGTCAAAATCGCGTGGCAATGGGTCTGTAAAAATAGATTTAGGCAAACGTGCCAATGCGCCCAATGCGGTGATCGAATACGTTTGGGTGAACATGGTTGTGCCTACGTCACGCACTTCCAAACCAATGTCAACGACGTTACCGCCAAAAATTGCAACAAATGTGCCTGACGTGTTTTGAACTGAAACGCCAATTGTTGAATTGATGTTGACGGGGATTGCGGTTTGATTGACGTCTAGCAGCTGAAGATTAACGTAACCCGCCTGTGCCTGTTCGTAAATGTTTGTTCGACCGCTGCGAATTGTAAGGTTTGCCAAAACTGCGTCGGTGTATTCAACGCCGTCAATTTCAACCAACCAAATCGGTGACCATTGCGTCATGTTAAATCGCCACCAGGTTGGTCGCGCCGCCTGTTCCGCGATAGTAAGAATTGTTTAATGTGTCAACGATCGTGCGGGCAGTGCCTTCCTTATCGAATGCACCCGTTACGGTCAGGTTGATTGTTGTGCCCAAACCAAGCCGTTCGGAATTTGCACGATCTGATAGTCCACGCGATTCAGGCGAACCAATAAAACCACCGCTGACCGTGGCTGCTGCTGCGCTTGCTGCAACCCTTGCCGCCGTTGCTACGCCACCGCCGCCCGTGCCTGATGTTGTGCCACCACCTGACGGTGCGGAAATTGTTGGGATTGACGGCACTGATGTTGAAACTGTCGGTGTCTTGATTGAAGGAACACTGACGGTTGGTGTTGAAATCTTTGAAACATTTGGCAAAAATGGAATTGCGTTGTATGCAGAAATCAGTGCGTTGATTCCAGCAACCGCCCCGGAAATCAAACCATTCAAAATCTTGACCACGCCCGCAATGACGTCAATGACGCCGCCTGCGATTTTGCCTGCAACCTGTAACGCCCCGCCCAGTACCGTGCCAATGACTGGTGCAAGATACGTTGCAATGTAACCGCCAAATTCTTTGAATGTGTCTAGGTTGTCACCAATTGCGTCTTTGACATACGAAAAGGCTTTGACCATGCCGTTGATGATCGGCGTGAAAACACTGGTGATGATGTTGCCCAATGTCGTGATCGTGCCACCAAGTCCGTTGCCGTCCAGGCTAAATGCTTTTGAAAATGCGTTGATTGCTGGCAATGCGTTTTGATTGATGAAATTGATAACCTTTTCAAGAATAGGCAACAACGCAAAACCGATTGTTTCTTTTGCTTCGTCGAAGGCGACCTGCATGCGTGCAATTCGTCCCGCGTATGTGTCAGCGTTACGCGCAGCAGCCCCGCCGAATAAATCTGAAAGGCGACCTTGCACTGCGGTAAAATCCATTGTTTTTAATTCAGCAGCTGAAAGTCCAATGCCCAACTTTCCAAGCGCAGCCGTGTTGCCGTCGTACGCCTTGCCCAATGCGTTTGCAACCGTTTCAAGCGGTTTGCCTGTTGCCGTGGCAACGTCTAGCGCGGTTGAAAGTAAGTCTTGCGCCTGGGTGATGTCTCCCGTTGATCTAACAAGGCGACCCAATGCTGGGCGCAGTTGATCGTCAGCCACACCCGTTGCAAGTGACATTTGAAGAATTGATTGTTCGGTTGCTGCAATTTGTGCCTGTGTCGCGCCCGTAGCGTTCTCCAACGCCAATGCCAACTGTGTCTGTGCCTTTTCGTCTTCAATGGCGGCTTTGACGCCTTCAACGCCGATTTTGATTGCATAAGCACCAGCGGCTGCGGCTGCGGCGGCAAACGCCGCGCCCACCATTTTGCCAACCTTGCCCATTTTGTCGCCAAATGAATCAACGTCAGCCGACGCCGATTTCAGCGATTTGTTCAGATTGTCAACGTCTCCAAGTATCGAAAGTTTAAGGGTACGACTGCCAGCCATTAGTTGTACTCCTTAACGATCTTTGAAAACGATTCTTCCCATTTTTTAACAATGTCGGGCTGAACGCTTCGAAGTGTTGGATAGATAAACCAGCCGCGTGAACCGCGACCTTCGCGACCTGACCACACTGGAAATTGCTTGTATTTATTTGAACCAAATTCGACGCCGCCCCAAACCTGTTGAGTTGTCGCGCCGCCACTTAGTTTTTGTCCAGCATAACCAAATGAAATCTCACCAATTTTTGACGACTTTGAAACCTTTGAACCGTCAGCAACACGGTTGTCAACAAGGTTGCGCGTACGGGTTGCCGCTGCGGCTTTGATCTTGCCCTGAACCCAAGTTGCCAATTCACTGGTGGCTTCTTTCGCCTGGGCAGTTGCTTCTTCGTCCATTGCTTTGAAGGAACGGACAATGGCGCGCAATTCCGCTTTGTCGTAACTGATCGCGTCAGTTGCCATTTGCCCGCCTTTCCAAAATCTCAATGACCGTCAAAATGTCTTCCGCACTTTCAAATTCGCTGGGCGGTAGCCCCGTTGCCAGGGCTACTTCCCAAACGATTCGACTTAGGCTTCCGACTGGGTGGCTTTTGGGTTTGCTTCACCGACGATCACTTCGGAAATAGTTTCCGTCCACGCTTCGATTGGCTTGACTGGCTTGCCAGCTGCTTCCCGCTTCATGGCGTGATAGGCAAGGAAAACAAGATCGGAAATTCCGATTTTTTCCTGCGCCTGGGCAATGGTGTGACCCGTTTGTTTTTCCCACTTCACCCATTCAGGCGGTGCTGCCGTGTAGGTGATTTGGTCGCCGTTATTGTATTCAATTGTTATTGGTAACTTCATTTTGTCTCCCGATTGTTAGATTTTAACTGAAGGTTTCAGTAGGTGTTCCGACCACAATGAATGATAGGTCAACGGTCTGCGCGTCAGGTGCTGCCCCGCCGACTGCTGGAAATACTGGCATGACGTTGAATGCAAAAACCGCGCCAGTCACGGCAGTCAATGAAACTGCCAATGTTGTGTTTGGTGCTGATTCACATGCTGACCATAGTGCTTCGCACAATGAACCAGTCGCGCCCCAGTCAGCAAGCATTGAAACGTCGAATGTCCACTGGTCGTCAATGTGCTTGTAAGCCTTGCCGTCAAGCGTTTGGTAAGTCTCCACGGTTGGGCTATTCGCAAGAACTGCGCTGGTCGCCTGCGCGTCGTAATTTACGGTTGCAATGGTCACGACTAAATCGCGACCAGTGATGATTGTCGTTGGCATTTTGTCCCCTATGTTGTTTGTGTGTAATACGTTGAAACGTTGATGTCCGCAACCAACATGGGCGACTGACCCACTTCAAGAACCGTCGGCTTTTCGATCTGTCCAACAAC